GGGCGAGTCCTTCGAAGTCCACCTCAACGACTACGGCCAATACGAAGCCGCCGTGCACCGCAGCCAGCCCCGCTTCCGATGAACGACCTTCGACCACCCCCAATGGTGCTGCCTCTGCCCACGCCGCGCCGGTTTCCACACCGACGTCGGCTTCCTTTGCTCCGGCTGCTTCTACGAAACCCAAAAAGTAATGATCTGGCTCCTGACCAATCTCGGCTGGAGGCCCATGGACAAACACGAACGCCACGCCCATGACCACAAAACAGCCTGACCCACTCCAGCCCGCGCCCCACCGCGCCGCCAAGCCCCCCGCCATCCTCCGCGAGAGCGACGGCCGCGGCCAGCTCGTCGGCTACCTCGGCTGGCGCACCATCCTCACCCGCCTCGCCAACCCCCGCCCGTGAAAAAAATGAACGGCCGCACCATTGAAATCGAACCCGGCACCATCGGCTACCAGCACTTTGACGCCGCCGCCATGAACCGCGCCCTCAACGCCTGGGCCAAACGCCGCGGCATCACCTGGGAGAGCCCCTTCCGCAAACCCCTCCAATTCGGCCGCAAAAAGAAAGGAACCCCCTCCCATGGCCGGTGATTGGATCAAACTCCGCACGAACCTCCCCGGCGATCCCGCCGTCATCGCCATGGCCCGCGCCCTCCGCGAAGACGCCTTCACCATCGTCGGCCGCCTCCATGCCTTGTGGGCCTGGGCCGACCAGCACACCGACGACGGCGATCTGCCCTACACCGTCCTCGCCGACATCGACGACGTTGTCAAAAAACGCGGCTTCGCCCAGCAAATGCTCCGCGTCGGCTGGCTCGAGTCCCGCGGCGAAGAGCCCGGCGTCATCATCCCCATGTGGGACCGCCACAACGGCCGCAGCGCCAAGAAACGCTGCCTCGACAGTGAAGCCCAACGCCGCAAACGCGAAACCCACACTGACATAAATCGAACCATGTCAGAATCCCATTCTGACAAAACGCGACCCGACCCTGACCAGAGAAGAGAAGAGAATAGTAATACCCCTATAGTCCCCGCAAGCGGGGACGAAAAGCTCGAGGAAAAGCCAGCTCATCTCCTCCGCGCCATGGCCCTCTTCCGCATGCGCCCCGGCACCCCGCTCGACCGATCATCCGCCCGCGCATGGAAAACTGCCAAGGCCGCAGTCGCCGCCACGTCCGACGCCGAATGGTCCCGCCTCGAAGCCTACTACGCCGCTGAGCTCGCCGACAAAGACGACTACCGCCGCCAAGACCTCAGCACCCTGCTGAACCACTGGTCCGGCGAACTCACCAAAGCCACCCGCTATTGCGAACGCCAAGGCCTGCATCCCGAAAATTCGCAAAAAAAAGAAACGCCCCCCCCGCCCGACGACCTCTGGCGCGAGGTTCTCCACGCCCTCTATCCGGATAGCGACCCGTCCGTCTACAGCACCTGGTCGCAAGTCCCCGACAGCCTCCGCACGGAGATCCTAGCCGCCATCCAACTCGCCGAAAAGGAGGCCGCATGATCCCGCAAATGCTCGCCTACATCCTGCTCTTCGGCCTCATCGCCATCATCGTCGCCACCATTTTCGACGACAACGGCCCCCGCCATCCATGAACAACCCTTTGCCCCTGACGAATGGTGCGCCGGGAGATCCGGTGACTGGCCGTGCGAATAGTTCACGCCACATGAAACACGCAGGGGCAACCCCTCTATGACAAACAAAACCCGCACCCAACTCCGCACCGGCCTCCTCCTGTTGGCCGCCTTCGCCATCTACACCGCCCTCGGCCTCGCCCTCATCCTCCGATGAACAAATTCCCCAAAGACTTCCCCACGGCGCCGACCAGCATCCAACTCGCCGAGTTGTATGACAAAGCCGCCCAGCGCATCGAGAAGCTCGAACGCGCCCTCAGACTCTGCGCCCCACTCACCCAACGCGCCATCGACGCCAGGAGCGAAGCCCTTGACCCCGACTTGCAATGAACGCCCGCGACCTCAAAGCCAGCCAGCTCACCCTCAAGCCACATCAGCCCGGCGTCACCTTGGCTATCCCCGCCAATCTTCACCGCCGCGGCCGCGCCACCAACTTCCGCGGCCGCGCCCGCGTCAAACGCCTCCGCCTCCGCAAGCTCCAACGCCAAGCCCGGAGGAACCAGCGATGACCGCACCACTCACCGAAGCCCTTATCAGGCGTCACGCTGAAGAAAGCGCGGATTGGATGCTCACCGCCGATTCGTTAGCTCGCCACGCCAAAGCTCTGGAAGTCGCCCTCCGCGCCGCCCGCACCCGCTGCCTGCTCTTGGCCCGCGAACGCAACGCTCTGAAATCTCAAATTTCAAATCTCCAATCCCCATGACCGACACGCCACGCACCACCCGCGCCGCCCTGCACGACGGCACCGTCGTTGCCATCGAGGTTGCCGCCGGCCTCGAGCGCGAATTGCAGGACGCTCAATCCCAGCTCAAAGCCTGGCGCGAAGTCGCCGAGCAACTCGTCCAGCTGGCTATGGACGGCACGCATCTACTCGACGACGAACGCGACGCATTGGCCCGGCTTCACCGCCTTAAAACAGACCTCTGACCCTCTCAAATATCAAATTTCAAATCTCAAATCCCTAATCCCATGACCACCGACAATTCCCAAATCCCCCTCTGGTCCCACGAAGCCGAGGCCAGCCTCATCAGCTCCGTCCTCAACGGCGGCCAGCCCACCCTCGACGCCGCCCTCGAACTCGTCCAGGACGACTGGTTCTTCGCCCCGGTGAATAAAACCGCCTGGCTCCTCCTCAAAGACATCGCCCACAAACGCCAACCCCTCGACCTCCTCACCTACACCGAAGCCTGGCGCCAATCCGGCGAGCTGCAAAAGATCGAAGGCGGCCCCGGCTACATCACCAGCGAATACACCCGCATCGCCGGCAACCTCACGCATTGGGCCGACCAGCTCCGCGACTACTGGCGCCGCCGCGAGATCCACCGCATCGGCCTCGAACTCGTCCTTGAGAGCCGCAACTTCCAAGTCCCCACCGACGACATCCTCGACACCAGCGAAAAAATGCTCCTCGACCTCCGCCTCGAGACCAAGCAATCCGGCCTCGTCCATTGTGCCGACGCCGTCGACGCCGCCGCCACCCGCATCGAACTCGCCCACAAAAAGCGCGGCAAACCCATCGGCATCGCCACCGGTTTCAGCGACCTCGACCGCATGACCGGCGGGCTCAAGGCCGGCCAGCTCATCATCATCGCCGCCCGTCCGTCCATGGGCAAATCCGCCTTCGCCACCAACATCGCCGAACACGCCTGCCTCACCGACAAAGTCCCCACCGCGTTGTTCAGCCTAGAAATGACCGGCGAAGAACTCATGGAACGCGTCCTCTGCACTCAATCCGGGGTCAAACTCCAACGCGTCCGCGACGGCTTTATGTCAAAGGATGAGATGGCTAAGCTCGGCCGCAAAGTAGGCGAGATCGTCGACGCCCCCCTGTATCTCGACGAGACCCCCGCGCTGTCCATCGCCGCCTTCCGCGCCCGTGCCCGCCGCGCCGTCGCCAAGCACGGCGTCAAGCTCCTCATCGTCGACTACTTGCAGTTGATGAAAGGTTCCACCAAACGCGCCGCCCAGGACCGCCGCCTAGAGATCGACGAAATCAGCTCCGGCCTAAAGGCCACGGCCAAAGAACTAGGCGTCCCCGTCATCGCATTGTCCCAGCTCAACCGCGACGCCGAAGAACGCGCCGAGCCCAAGCTCAGCCACCTCCGCGAGAGCGGCAGCATCGAACAAGATGCGGACGTCGTGGCGCTTTTGCACCGCCCCGAACGAGTAAGTCATAAAGAAGAAGACAAAGGCAAAGCCGTCTTAATCCTGGCCAAGCAGCGCAACGGTCCGGTCGGCCGCATCGAACTCCTCTTTGACGCCGAGATCACCAAATTCAAAAACAGCACGGAAGAACTTTACTCGAACAAAACCGAAAAGCGCCAAGCCATCACCACCAGCAAATCCACCTACCAACCCAACAACTTCAACGACAAAGACGGAGATTAACCAACCAACACATACAACCCATGAACTACCACATCGAATACCGCGAAGACTGGAAAACTTGCACCCTCAACGACATCACCTACCAAGCGCACGACCACGAAGCCGACTTCGATCTCATCGCGGTCAGCAACACCGACAAAATCGGCGTGCGTCTGCTCAAGAGTCGCCACGGCAACCTCTGGACGCACGAAACGCTGCCGACCGCAGCCATCGAAGCCCTGCACCAAGCCGAGCAACGCGCCCCGCTTAGTCGCAACGCGTCCATGTATGCCGCCTCATTCATCAACCAGAACTTCGATGAATTCACCAAATTCGTCGACATCGACGCCATCCCCGAAATGGTGCTCATGGAACTGTCCTTGCACGCCGCGGGCAAACTGAAGGAGGCGGCATGAGTGAGATTAC